ATTCTCTTGTTATTTGGTTCCACCTGTTTACCTTGCTCCCCCTTTTGGCTTACTCTGTATATTATGACGCCATAGGGTTCAGCTACGGTCTCAGAGATGGAGGCATCTTCCGTTCATATGCTACATGGGAGTACTCGTTCGTTCGTACGTTCGAACATACCCACGGAGATGACCGCACAGACAATAATTCCCTTCAGAACATCAAGCATGCACCCCGTTATGCTGAATTTCTTCTGAAGAAGGGAATCAACTTCGGCTTGAAGACTTTATTCAGCTTCAATCACCAATACGTGATCGTGTCTATGGAATTGTATGTACAGATTTGCAATCCAAAGAACCTCGACCCGTTTTTGACACCGACCGAAGCTCGTTCCGCGTTCCAGCGCAGTGCTGCACACAACCATTCTGTGAGCATTGACCGCAACCTGATCATCAGAGGCTCTTTCGTGTACCAAGAGACCGTCTGCCTAGCTTTCTTTGCCTATCTCCGTCTCAAGGAAAGTTGGAAGAACCGGGATTTTCTCCCGGCCCTGCCCCATTGAAACCCCTAGTCGCATACGGGTACCGGTACGGTGAGGTACCCCTCCCCAAGGTCTTGCCCATTTCAGAGAAGACCATAATCACCGAACATTGTAAGATAGAATTAGATCACATGCGTCGACCGGTTGCTATGACTGGTTTGGGTTGTATATATCGAGGGGCCGCTCCTCCCCATCCGGACCTGAGCGACCCTCTCACAATGGAAGCAGGGGTTCGGAAGCGCTTCGTCATGGAGCCTCCGGAACCAGAACCCGCTTGGGTGAAAGAATTAGAGGAATTCACCCGCGAGTTTGTACAAACGAATTTTCAACCTCTTAACCCGGACACCGATCTCAGTCTTGAGACGTGGCTCGCAGCGACCACCTACCCCGAGTGGAGAAAACAAGAGCTGCGAGATACCTGGTCTACTTTTGATGGATGCCCCGAATCCTACAAGAACAGCAAAGTAGAAGGCCACGGTAAACCAGAATGGTATGAGGAGATGAAGCACGCACGTGGGATTAACGCCCGCGTGGACATGTTCAAGTGCTTCTTCGGTCCGCTCTGCAAAGCAATGGAGACCGAAGTTTACAAACATCCCGCATTCATTAAGCACGTCCCTGTGAAGGACCGTCCGGCTTACATCACGAACCTACTGTTTCAGGAGAAAGGGGCCTACCTGCAAACAGACTATTCTTCCTTCGAAGCTCTCTTTAAAAGCCAGATCATGCGCGCGTGTGAATTCGTGCTGTATGATTATCTGTGCAAAGATCTCCCGACTGGTCGGGAGATTGTCAGAGTGCTCTACAACGTTCTGACTGGAGAGAATAGAATTGAATTTAAATGGTTTATGGTGCGCGTCGTCGCTAGGCGAATGTCAG